TCTCCACCAATAAAAAGGAAGAGCTCTTCTGCCACTTGGTTTTTTAGGTATTTTCATTATTTAAATAATATCCAATTTTCTTCTTCTTCTTTTGCTTTTACCTCATATGGATGATTATCATAATGATATCCCATATTGTAATATCTTTTATACCAAGAACCAGATTGTAAATAATGCTGGTATTCATGTATTAAAGATCTTATAATTATTTCTTTATCAACCATTTTAGGCCAATAAATTACTATAGTATTATGATCTCTATCATATTCAGCATCTGGATTACATTCTGTTTCTGATAAAATATCTTGTTCATAATAATCACCTGTTATTCTAATGTAAATATTATGGTGTAATTCTATATAAGGAGTACATTCATGGTATTTTGAATACCCATAGTATTTTTCTATTTTAGGGTAAACCTCATTGATTATATTTTGAACAAAATTTTTATTCATTTAAAACGGTAAATCATCTTCTTTTCCTTCTTCAGGAATAATAATACCTGGATTTTCTAGAATTTCTTCTTGTAGTTGGTTAAGTAATTCTTGTTCTAATTCCCACTGATCTGCTAATACTTCTATATCTATAAACATAATTTTATTTTTAATTAAATACTTTCATTTGCCCATTCATTATCTAATGCAGCTGAACATTCTACTTCAATTTCTTTTAAAATAATATCTTCATATTTTATTTTACCTATTGATTTTTTACCTAACATATTGTAATCATATAATGTAACACAGGTAGGACCCCATTTAGTAACATTCATACCACTAACTGAAAGGAATTCATCTACATTAATTGAACTTGCATCTGTATTTACCTTAAATACTTTTGGATTCATTCCATACTCACCATCATCTCCTTTACAATAAGTAGTAATACCTTTTACTGTAAACCTAACATCACCTTCTTTCAATACTTTTTTGATTTCTTTTGACATAACTTTTATTTAATTAATATTTGGGTTTTCACCCGTTTTACCTTGTAAATATACGAAAGCTCCTTTGGGGAGCCAAATTTTTAAGCATAAACCTCATCAAAATGTTTAGCAACCCAACCATACTTCTCAATATGATCTTCGTAAAACTCATCATCACCATACATAAAATAAGCATCTGCTTGATCTAACCATCTTAATGCTGTTTTTTTATCAGCACCTAATGACATTACATCTTTAACTGCTTTTTCTTCCATAGCTTTTTCTTCAGCTATTTCTTTTGAATTTTGCTCACACAAATCATTAATAAAATCCTCTAATTCTTGATTAGACCACTCAGAGAAATTATAACCACGAGGGCGAATACCATACACATCTTTGTATAGATCTGAAACCCACATCATCACATCATTTCTTTCTTCCTGATTTTTAACACTTATTTTGCTCATAACCTTTATTTTATTGGGCTCGCACCCGTTTTACCCGGTAAATATACGAACTCTCTTTCGCTTCTCCAAATATCTTCGCATAGAAAGAAAAAAGGCGCCGATTAAGGCGCCTTTCTTTTATCATGATAATTTAATTTTAGCTTATTTTTTATCAATAAAGAATTTTGCTAAAATCACTAGTGCTACTAGACCTACAAATCCACCTTCACCGAAGCTAGCTACTAGAGCTGTTAGATTTGCAACTACATCCATACCGAATATAGTTTGACCTGTTAGCACATTCCAAAGGATTGCTACTGGTACAACTGCCATCATAATTGATAACAACCCACCAAAAAATCCTGTTACATACTTAATTACATTTTCCATTTTAATTTAATTTTAAGTTAAACAATAATTAAAACTTCAACCCAAACCCTAACTGTAAGTTAGTAGTTTTAGCTGATGTATCGTATACAACTTTAGGATCGATAAACATACCATTCTTGTGGAATGAGAACATTTTACCAACTCCTAATTTAAGACCATCAGTATCTAATCCATTAGTTTCTGCATAAGCAAAATATCCTTTATAAAAATATCTTGCATGCAAATCTAAGGACATATCTACTGTAGAATCAGCTTGAGAAACATTTGCACCTATCATTAGGTCATCTGTTATAGCATATCCTACTGTAGGAGATAAAGACCATTCAGTCCATGCTGTGTTAGCAATGTCACCAGTACCTATGTACCAGTCACCTTTGGCATTTTGTGCCATAGCTCCAACTGTTATAAACAAGCCGAAAGCTAATGTTAAAATCATTTTTTTCATTTTTTTGATTTTGGTTAATAAATAATTTAATTTGAAAACGTAGTGGCCAACTACTTTGGATAACTTATCGTAGCCGACTTATACATTTTTCAAATGTCGAACGGGAACGATAATAAATTTGACCATGTTATCCAACCTAAAGTAAAGAAGATTGAATATTTTTAATAACGAATGACTAAATCATCATCATTATTATCTTTTCCTTTAAGTTTATTTAACTTTTCGTTTAAAGCTATTAAACCTTTAGGACCTCTTTTGCGGTTTTTAGAGGTATTTTCTATTTGTTTTTCTATTTCATCAATTCCCGTTGTATAACCCTCAGGAAAAGCCGACGGTTCTTCATTGGAAATTTCATTTACGTGGTTATAAATATTTGAAGACTCATTAAAATCGGGTTCTTCAGGCAATACATCATCATCTTTTTCTTCAATTATTACCTTTTCCCCATAAAGGTTTTTTTTTGTTTTTGGACGTATTCTTTCAAATGCATAATTAGCAGCTATTACTAAAGCAATTGCCAATGGGTCAAATACAAATATTATTGTTAACAATAACCAATTAATAATTTTATCCATGGGGGTTCCTGTTAATCCTGATAGATATTTTAATGGGCCTAATTCACCAGATATAGCATCACTTGTTCTTACTTCAACTATTTCAGTTTCATAATTAAATAACTGCTCATTTAAATCATCTACTTTAGAATTAATTACAGTTTGACGTTCAATAGCTTGATCTAATTGTTTTTCTAATGCTTGACGAGTTGCTCTAGAGGTTGTTGTAATTATTTCACCAGTTTCTTTGTCTTTATACTGTATAGTATTGTTAGATAAACCAGCACGTAAATCGGATACTGCCCCGTTAATGGTGCTTTTTTCCGCATTATATACCGTTAACTGTTCCCTAACATTATCCCGTTTAGTTTCTATTAATGCAATTTGAGCATCAATATTTCCTGCTTTTGCTGCTGTTTCTTGATACGCAGCAGATAAGAACCCATAAATACCCATACTAGTAATTAGTATTAATACTATACAGGCTATAGACAAGTAATATTTTAATAATTTAGGTAATCCTTTTCTATATTGATAAAGTAAAGATGCAATTACTAATTTTGCTATTTCTAAAGATGAAGCCATTACAATAACAGCAAATGTAGCTCCCGCAAACAATTTACTAAGCCCACTTATTGAATAAAAAGCAGCTGATGCACTTACAGAAAGTGCTGATAGTGCTATAATGAAAGGAAATATTCTTTCTTGAATTTTTTTAAACATAGTTAAAAGTTTTAGCTTCTAAAACCCTTATGCTTATCTATACGATCTAAAATTTTATTTAAATGTTCCATTTTTATTAGACCGGCCATAGATGCATTTTTAAGAGCACTTATTAGCTGTAGTATCATGAACGGTACGATAACTACCTCTGATAGCCAACCTGTTCCTGTAAATCCTTTTTCTATCATTAAAATGACAGTAAGGATTGCTAACCATACGAATGTATTTCTTGTTATTCTTAGAGCTTTATAAGTTTTAAATCCTTCTCTTTTTATACCGGCCCAAATGCCAAATATCCCATCTAACCATAATACAGCAACAACAGCTAAGTATTGTTCCATATTGTCCATTGATAGATTTAAAAAATAAGTACATAAATATGTACAAAATGATGTTATTCCCACTATTGATAATTTAGTTTGCATTGTTTATAAATTTATTAACATTTCTAAAAGTTCTGATTGTGGAAACATATCAAATTTATCTTTACGTGTGTTGGTGTGTGTCCATAATCCTTTTACTTTACCATAATAAGCATCTGGATTAAACTCAAAGGCTTCAGCCCCTTTTTCTTTAATTAAAGCAGGAAGACCTGCTCTTACATCTATATTATCTCTATCTGCAATATGTAAAATTAATTTACGTAAAGATTCTATTTGTTTATTTGAATATTTATGCCAAGTTTTATATCCTCTAAATTCTTCTTTTAAAGTTACAATTTGAGAATCATCTGCTACTTGACCAGCATAAGTTTTACCATCTTTTAAATAACCAAAATTATTTACTTCAATTCCTACAGAATGAATATGCATATGTTGGGAACCATTTTTACCTAAATGCCAACCATATCCACCTTCAGGAAAAGCTTGAACTACTTCTCCATTATATTTTTCATCATTTCCTTTAATTGAAGATCCTCCTATTACAAATTCAGTACTTACAGCACCTCTATTATCTCTAGCCCAATGGTCTATTGTATTATAAGGATTATGCCATCCTGCTGTGTGGTGGAGGAAAACATATTCTTTATTCCAAGCTCCTTCTTTATATTCTCCTGAAGGGAGATAATGTTTATTTATAACTAAATCATTAGAGGTTAAATATGTTATTTCTGAATTATCTGTACTTACAATACCCATTAAATCTAGGGTGTTAGGTCCTACTATACCATCAACTTTTAAGTTATTAGATGATTGGAATTTCTTAACGGCTTTTTCAGTTCCTACCCCAAATATACCATCAGCTTCAATTTGTAAAAATTCTTGGAGATCTTTTACTTCAATTCCTCTTGATCCTAATTTTAATATCATCTTATTTTGTTTCGGGTTTTTTGAAAATTTTAGTAGCTCCATCAATCCCAAAACTTCCTAAAGTCATGATTAAAAAGGAATTAAAAATTGTATCACTAATAATTAATTCTTTCCCCCATACACCTGTTATAATATCTACAATGGCAAATACTGTCATTACTGCGAATGAAGAAAAACCTACAATGGTTTTTTCATTGTAAGTATTGTCATCTTTGAATATTTTTGTAAAAGACATAATTCGATTTTTTAATTTTTTTACCATTTTGCAACATTTTGGGGAAACTATTCGTGTATAAATATTAAAAAAGGAGTGCTATTGCACCCCTTCTTTAAAGATTAGTTTAAATTTTATTATTTATTGAATATTTTTAACACCCAGGCTTTTGCTAAGTCCCAATTTCGTGTAGCGAATACTCCAAACGCGAATCCTGCATAAATTTTGAATCCAAAAGACCATAAAAGTAATCCTGAGATTAAACCTAATACACCTTCAATCCCATTACCTTCTATCCAAGCTTTTACTAAATTAAAAGTTTTTTTGATAGTTGATAATTTTTCTACAACTGCTGTTTTTTTAGTTGTTTTTTTAACTGTTTTCTTTTTTGCCATTTTTGTTAATTTTTATGATTTACCATTATAAATATATTATCCATCACAAGATACACAATCTGCCATTCTACTTCCTAAATCTCCTTTAATAACTGAGTCAGTTCTTAGGTAATAAAACGTTTTAATTCCTAATTTCCATCCTTCTAAATGCACTTGATTAATCCATTTTGGAGAATCATTTACATCAAAAGATAAATTTAAAGATTGAGTTTGATCTATATATCTTTGTCTTAGAGCTGCTTGTCTTACTAATTCTAATTGGTTTACTTCGGGGAATGTTAAAAATAATTCTTTTTCTTCTGGTGTTAAAATAGTATCAGGTAAATTCATTACAGAACCCCCATCAACTAACATTTGATCCCACCATTCATCTTTATCTTCACCTTTTTCCTTTAATAATGTTTGTAGTACTTTATTTTTTCTAATAAATGTACCTTTTGCTCCATTAAAAGTATAAATATTTGCTGGTAGTGGTTCAATACCTGCACTGATACCTCCTACAATAACTGAATTTGATACTGTTGGGGCAATTGCTAATAAATGAGTATTTCTCATACCTGTGCCTTTACACCATAGAGGTTCACCATATTCTTTAGCTAAATCCATAGATGCTTTTTCAGCTTTTCCTCTAATATCACTAAAAATTGTGTGAGTCCAAGCAGTTGAAGCAATTGAATTAAATGGTAAGTTTTTCTGTTGTAAAAATGTATGCCAACCCATTACACCTAAACCTAATGCTCTACCTTTTTTAGCATGATAGTGGGTTCTTTTTAATGAATCTTTTCCATTAGATTTATCAATAAATTCTTGCATCACGCCATCTAAAAACCAAGTAGCTAATTCAACAGCATTTGTGTCTTTCCATTCTTCATACTTTGCTAAATTCATTGATGATAAACAACAAATAAATGAATGTTCTTCATCTGTAAATAATGTAATTTCAGAACATATATTAGTCATTGTTACATCTAAATTATTTAACCTATATGCAATTGGATTATCTTTATTAACATTATCCTTATACATGATATAAGGTTCTCCAGTTTCCATTCTTGATTTTAAAACTGTAGCCCATCTGTTCATTGATTCAGGATCTCTAGCTTCTAATTTTCTCATAAATGAATCACCTACAACTACACACTGATGTAGGTTAAGACATTGTCTGTTTGGATCACCTTTAGGCCTACGAATTTGTAAAAATTCATCTATGTCTCCATGTTCAATATCTAAATTAACAGATGCTGCTCCTCTTCTAACATTTCCTTGATTAGTAGCAATAATAGCTGAGTCATAAATTTTAGCCCAAGGTACTACACCTTCACTTTTACCATTTCCTGTAATTGACTCACCACGTTGTCTAATGCGAGATAATGAAATACCTACACCACCACCAGCGGCTGTTAATTTCATTAGTTCTGCGTTTGTTAGGCCTATACCACGTATAGAATCCGGTGTATCAACCCCAAAACACGAAATTGGTAAACCACGATCAGTTCCCATATTAGATAAAACAGGTGAAGCTAAACCTAACCAACCATTCCACATAAGTTTCATGAATTTAGGTCCTAATTCTGGTTTTTTTAATCTTACAGCAGCTGCGTTTGCAACTCTTCTATATGCTGATTTTACAGTTTCACCAGGTAGTAAATATCCTTTACTAATAGTTGCTAGTGAAATTTCATCCATCCATTCTGGGTATTGTTTTCCAGCTTCCCAGTTGCTGTAATCTACTTGTAATGCGTTATTTTCCATATTTTAAAATATACTGTTAGCGTCCCAATCTTGAACACCTTTTGAATAATTAGTAACTCGATTAGCAAAGAAATCTGTATGTTGTTTACCTCCAGATAAACTATCAAACCATTTCATTCTTTGTACTGCATCTTTATCAATTCCATTAACTACAGGACCATACCCTAAATCACCCATTTTTGTATTTACCCTATGTTTAATAAATGAAACTAAATCATATTTTGGACATCCTTTTAAATCTCCCATTTCATACACTTTATCAATAAAATCTAATTCTAATTTTAAAGACAATTTTGCGGCTTCTTCAATATCACTTTTTAATTCAGGTGTATTAAATTCAGGATGTTCTTCCATTAATGTTCTAAACAACCAACACCCTGCTTCTGAATGTAATGATTCATCTCTGATACTCCATTCTACTATTTGACCTACCCCTATAAGTTTATTATCTAATTTAAATGAAAGTAAAACGGCAAAAGAAGAAAATAAATTTACACCTTCTGTAAATGCTGAGAAGATTGCTAATGATTTAGCTCTTTCATGCCAATTAGGAGTACCATCATGAGAATCTCGTACAGTAGTTAAAGCATCAATTTTAGCCATTGTTGATTCATCTTCTAGAAATTCACTAAAATCATCTAATCCTAATTCTTCATTTAATAAAGAATAGGCTTCAGCATGTATAGTTTCAAAAGCACCAAATGTAACAGCCATTTTAATAACTTCAGGTTTTCTGAACCATTTAGTAACTAAAGTTGACCAATAATCATTTACTACAGTTTCAGTTTGTGCAAATCCTTTTAAGATTGTACCAATAATATTTTTTTCATTATCAGTGAGATTTTGTTTCCAATCATTAACATCTGACATCATCGGTACTTCTGTATGTAGCCAATGTGCTTGTTGTTGTTTTAACCAATAATCAGAAGCTTCCTGATATTCAAAGGGTTTGTAAACGAATCTCTCTTCAAGTAATGAAGTTTTCTTTTTCATATTTGTTTTTGTTTTTTTAGTTTATGAATTTAGTTCAAAAAACTTATTCTTTAATACTTGTTTATCAAAAGTATCAAAATCTCCATAACCTTGTTTTTGATTTGATGGTTGGTCGTCAGACTCATAATCATCAGCATTATAATCATGTACTTCAAAATGACCTGTTGAAGTATCAGCTTTAACCCCAAATGTTAATCCATCCATTCCATATCTATTTTTCATAATGTGAAATCTACCTGTACCATTTACTTTATCTTTAGCTTTTCTTGACAAAGACATACAAAAATCAGTAATCATAATCTTATCATACGATCCTGCTGCTTTATCACCTTCAATAACATCATCCTTTGCACCGGCACGATTTACTTGGGAAACAGACCAAATAGGTACGTCTAATTCGCGAGCAAGTCCTTTAGTGCTTGTATAAATATCATCAATTTCACCTTTACGATCAGCTGTTCGTTTTCTTGTTGAAAGGAGATCTACATAATCAATTATAATTAAATCAGCTTTAACTCCTAAATCTTCTACTTTACGAATATGGGATTCAATTGTTGATATAGTTGCTCTACCTGTAGGAAATTCTTTAATAATTAACTCCCCAGGTAATTCTGGAATAATTTCTTCAATTTTATCTCTATTTTTTAAAACCCTATCTACTGGAATCTTACTAAAGAAAGCATCATATCTTCTTCCAACATATTCTTCTCCTAATTCTAGAGTATAGTGTAAAACATTATAACCCATTCTTACTGCATACCCTCCTAAAGCTACTAAGCTCCATGATTTACCACCTCCTGGATTACCAAATATGAGACCAAAATCTCCATTTCCCAATCCACCTTGTAATATATCATTGACCCTCTCCCAAGGAGTTGATATAGTTGTTCTTGAATCTTCTCTAAAACGAGATTCAATGTCTTTATTATATTCATGACCTACATTTTTATCATTTCCAGCTTTTAATGCTGATTCTACTAAATGTTTAATACCATCAAAATCACCAGCTTTAAGTAAATCAACACTATTAAGTAATGCTTTTTTTAATTGTTGGTTTTTACAAAAAGTAGAAAATTCTTCTTGCACATATTCTAAATCCTCATCTGATGATTCATATGCTGCTTTAAGTTGTTCTCTTACTGATAGTTTTAGTACCTCATTTTCAATTTTTTGGAGTTCTACTTTAAGAATATCCATTGAGGGAGTTGTATGATACTTATCGTAATATTTAAGTATTTCTTTGATTATCCATTGATGAGCTTGGTTATCAAAATATTCTTCACTTAAAATATCATGTATATTAGTTAAAAACTCTTTATGTGTTAAAAGAGAAGATAATACTTTGGTTTGGAAATGATTTCCATACGCGTTTAAACTTGTTAGTGTCATATAACTTTTTTTTTATAACTTAAATTTTTCAAAAACATCTTTAACCCAAAATTCTACATTCCGAATCATTCCTCCTAATTTGTCTTCATTATAAAATGATACAAACTGATCAGGAAGATAATTATATTCATTGGTTTTAACAACCTGAGTTAAATATTTTTTGTCATTTTCATCCAACATAGGGTTTGATAAATCCATTATTTTATAATTTTTTTCTAAATCATCTATATGTTGAATTATTCGAGCATATATAACATTTTCCTTGAATTTAGATTCACAGATATTATATATATCATCTAATGACATATCTTTTTCACTTAACTCAGGAAATAATTTATATAATTTCTTTTCACCTAATCCCTTTACACCCTTTACTTTATCAGAATTATCACCCATTAATGTTTTATAAAGAATAAAATTATTAGGTGACATTTTAAATTTATCAATTACGGTTTGTTTTGTGTAAAACTCTTTTTCCATTGGGCGATACACAATTACATTTTCATTTACTAATTGTAAAAAATCTTTATCCGAAGAAACAATAAATACTTTATCTTTAGGTGATTGTGGAATGATATCTGATAAATAAGCAATAACATCATCAGCTTCCACTTTAGGAATACCTATTGTTTTGACTGGTAATGTTTTTAAATATTGAATAATTCTAACAATTTGATCTACTTTAGCATCATCCTCATCATCTTTATTATCAAAAGCATCCCAATTTGTAATGCGTTGTAAATCTCTTCCTGATTTATATTCAGGTAATAAATTTTTTCTAGCATTTGCTGATCCTGCTCCATCAAATATTACATAAACTTGGGTAGGATCAACTCTTCGGATTTCAGCACCTAATGAACGAAAAAAACCACCTAAACCCCCAATATGAACTCCATCGGGGTTTACCATATTCATCATTGCAAAGTTTCTAAAAAATAGATTTAATCCATCTATCATTAGTATTCTTTCTCCTTCTACAGTCTCTTTTCCGTGCTCATCAAGGTTATTGAGGAGCTCAAGTAGTTCTTTTTGTTTCATATGATTTATTTTTTATACCCGGAATATACGAAAGATACTCCGGGTATCAAAATTTATTGTGGCTCGTCTGTATGAGTTGTGATATCAGTATATGCCTGATCTTCTTCAGCAATGATAAAATCACCACCACCTAAGATTTTTTTCCACTCATCCTTCATTTCTTCTTTATATGCTTTCAATGATTTATCATTGTCAAGTATAAAACCATGAGGGGTCATA